TGCCGCGCAGGCGGATCTGGCCGCGCTTAACGCACTCACCGCGGAGCATTCCGCAGTGGTCGCAGAATTCCAGTCGCTCAAGGGCAAGGCCGCGGATCTCTCCGCCGCGCTGGACGTTGCGAACGCAAACAACCGCGATCTGGCCGCCGCGCTCGACGCCATGAAAGCTGCCGAGGCTGACGCCGCCAGCAAGGCAAATGCGATCGTGGCGAATCTGGGCGTGGCTCCCGTTGCCATCGTGCCCGAACAAATTTCCCCGTCTAAGAGCAAGGACGAGCTCTGGGCACACTACAACACTCTTGGTTTTGTCGAACGAAACGAATTTTTCGCGGCAAACAAGAAAGCAATGCAACTCTAAAAATCATCTCTAACTAACTTAATATTATGCCATTAAGCGGAAATTTCCTCGCTCAAATTTCACAGACCTCCCTGCCGTACCTCACCAACGCGTTTGCTCCGTTGGCGGGCATCACGACAAATTTCTCCACCGATGTCGCATCGGCTGGGCAATCCGTTACAACCCGCTTTGCCACAGTTCCTTCTGTGGTTGATGTTGCAAGCGCAGGTTATGCGCCGGTGGCTGGCGACACCACTGCTCGGACGATTACGCTCGACCAGCACCAAGCCGTCACGCTTGGGTTTACTGATATTGAGGTGCTGCAAAGCTCCATCAACTTCGAACGCCTTTTCCTCGCTCCTATGGTGCAGGCTTTGGGTGCCAAGGTTTTTGGTGACCTCTGGAACTTGGTGACCGCTGCGAACTTCGCAACGACTCCGCTTTCTTCCAGCGCTGCAAATTTCGACCGCCAAGACGTGATCGACCTCGGTGTGACGCTGACGCAGACGCTTAAGGCTCCCAAAATGGGCCGGGCTGTTTTGATGAATCCCGCGTACTACGGCGCGATTTCCAAAACCTTTATCAGCGCTGAAATCCCCGGCATCACGCCGTTCAAGGCTGAAGGCACCGTGCCGCGTGTTTCCGGTTTCGACATTTACGAAAGCGACTTGTGCGACGCCAACGGCGAAGCGCTGGCCGGTTTTGCGATGCACAGCTCTGCGCTCATCATGGCGGCGCGCCGCGTGAACCCCGAAGCCGCTTTGGAGGATTCGATTGAAATTGCTGAAGTGGTTGTCCCAGGCCTTGGGCTGCCGGTCAGTTTTCGCCGTTTTTACTCTAGGGAAGGCGGAAAGACCTGTGTTTCAGTCAGTTGCATATACGGAGTTGCAAAGGGCACCAACATGGGCGTCCGCATCGTCACTCCCTAACGACTGACCACCCAAGAGCCGGGGCTTCCCTTTCGGGGGAGGTTCCGGCTCTTTTCCGAATATCCCAAGTATGAAAATTTCGCTCGTCATCGAAGACGTGGGCGCAGGCCCGCAGGTGATTTTCACCTCGCACGAACCCGCGGAAGCGCGTCAGTTTTTCAAGGCGCACACCAATCCCGGCAAACTGGTGCTGGTTTGCAATCCGGCGCCCGATAACTTCCGCACGATCCGGGGAAAAACACTCGTGGAAACGCTGGTAGAGGCTGAACCCACAAGGCCAGCGCGCCGAGCATCCAAGGAACCGCTCCTCTGATGTCTGACTGGACCGACATCACCGCCGCAGCAATGGGGGACGCTCTCGGCTACATGCAGGCCGACAGCGTCACTTACGCAGGGGTGACGGCGAATTGCGTCGCGTCCGAGAAAACATCCGATCTACTGGCCGCCGGCGGGTTTGAGCAGCATTTCGCCGGTTTCGTCCGCGTGGCGAAAGCGGGGTTTCCTGATCCGGTGAAAGGCAACAAACTTACGGTGAACGGCACCGAGCGCCGCATCACAAGCTGGGACGAGGATCCAATCAGCTGGAAAATTTACCTGGAGGACGTCACCCGATGATCGACGGCGTTTTCTCCGCAGCGGTGCAGACCGCTCTTTCGCTGGCGCTGCCGGGCGTTTACGTCGGGGAGCCGCAAGACGACCAGCCGATCCCGGCAAAGGCCGTCCTGATGGAACTGCAAACCGACATCGTGGTGGGCAGTCCGTTGCAACGCGGCACGCTGACGCTGAATGTTATCAGCCAGGCTGACGACTACACGCGCGCACAGCAGGCGCAGTTTGCTGCCGCCGTGGACGCCGCGATGCGCTCGCTGGTGCTGGCTTCTAACGCAGTGCAACTTTACGGAGTGGTGGCGCAAAGCACTGACAACCTCCGGGAGGAACGCCACTGGCGAACCGCAATGCCTTACACTGTTGGATTTGGTCCTAAACCTTAAAAAATTATGCCCGTAACATTTGGAGCAACATTATTTGGAGTAACTGCGCCGAGCGGTTATTTGCAGGAATCGACGCAAGAAGAAGTTGTGGAGCTTTCCACAATTCGCGACGCCGATGGGCAAACCGTAATTGTGCAGCGCAAGCCGCGCAGCACCACTACTACCACGGTCAAGACGAAGGGGGAAGCCGACCTTGAAACGGTGCCGGAAGGCGCGTTCACCGGCGCAAAACTTACATCGTCAAAAGTTTCACAGACCAACGACGACTTCTCAACCGCGGAAGCAACCTACACCCTATTTGCTTAATATGGCTACCTTTGGCATCACTATGGTTACCGCGACCGGCACAATTGTTGAGTCGCTGGACATTGAAATGAAAGGCGAATTCAAACAGATTTTGACCTCCGCTGGATTGTATTCTGAGGCTAAAACCTACGACCGCAGCTATACGGTGAGCGTGAAAGGAAAAGGCGACACTGCCCCTTATGACGCTGGTGACGCTGCCAGCGGCATCACTTCGGTAACGGGAAAAGGAATCTGGACCAACGTCACACGAGATTCAAAAAACGATGATTTCCGCGGCTGGTCTGCCACTGCAACTTTTTACCCCAACGCAACCTAACCCAAAAAATCTATGCGCCTCCGATTACTTGAGGACAACGAATCTCCGGGCAAGAGTTTCAACACTGACATCATCGCCGCTTGGCTTACTAGCGGCGGTGCTTTGGTTCGCCGTGGCGGCTTTCAACACTTTGTGGACGAGGCTGGAAAAACTCACGTCCGGTGGGTGGTGAATTGCGACGTGCTTGCCAAGGTGGACGGCGCGGAAATCGACTTCGACGAATTTCGCAAGCGTTTTGAAGATTTGGAATGGTGCAAGGCGAACCCTGATTCCGACATCTCGTGGATGCGCGGCTACCGGGACAACGCGCGCGACCTCAAACGGTTTGCCAAATCTGCCGCCGTGGGGATCTCCCGCAGGGACGGGCAAGCGTTTGGCATCGTTTACCCCGACTCGCCAGAATGGCTAAAACAGGAATTCCAAGCGCGTTTCGCATGAACCCGTTTTTCCTCAAAAACACGCAAGTGGGGCCGCTGGAACTCAGGCCTTGGACGCTGACCACACAAAAAGCGATTGCTGACCTTGCCATTGCAGAGATGAGCGAACAGGAACAGGTGGTGGCTTGCGCTTGGATTCAAAGCCGCGACCCGGAGGACGTTGAACAGGCGATTTCTGATGGGGTGGCTTTGCAGGAAATCAAAAACTTTTCGCGATGGTTTCCTTTGGCGCTGGCAAAGCCAGTCGCCGATTGGTGCCGGGGGCAATCTGCTGCCGTTGAGGCCGGGCAGGTTGAGGTGTTGCAGCAACCCGGGAGCACACGGGAGGATTCACCAAAAAACTCACTGCGCCAGACTGGACGGAAGCACTCGTCCTAGTTCTGGCGCGCGAAACCGGATGGACCTTCGACTTCATATTTCGCCGGGCGCCGCTGGCAATGCTGCTGCGGATTTACCACGCCGCGTTGTGGGCGAATGGAGCGTGGACAGTGCGACGCAACAAGGCGCCGATGGAAATTCTTTTTCCGGTGCAACAACAGGTGGAGGACGAAGATGATGAGTAGCATCCGCGTCACCACCAACGGCGGTTACTTTGCGGACAGGTTTGCCAGATACCTAGCGCGGCAGGTTCAAGTTTCTCGACTCACCGTGGAGCAAGTGGTCCGGCGCGAGGCCAAGGGCGTAATCAAACACGCGTTTAAGCTCACGCCGCCTATGGCCGGCAGGTCCTTCGCAAAAGGATTCTCCGCATCCCGCAAGGCGATCAAATCTACCGTGCAACGCGCGCTTGTAATCCGAAACGAAGCAACCGTGCAGCGTTCCCTTCAAACCGTCCGCCGAGAGGCACGCCGAGCGGCGTTGCAGGAACTGGCAGCCGAACTGGCGGTGCCGCCGGCAACGCTGGTGCAGTTCATCAAGCAAAACCAGAAACCAGATAAGCACTACCCTGACGCAGCACCGCGGCATTTTTCCACGGTCGAAAAGCGCAAGGCCGTGATTGCCATGCTTGAGCGCACGATTGGAGCAACGGCAGCCGGGTGGTGCCGCGCAGCGCTCGCTTTGGGAATCACGGTGCCGGACTGGATTACGCGTTGGCAGGGACGCAACACGGGATCCGTATCGTTTTCGATGCGCGGCAACGTGGTTGAATTTAAGGCAAAAAACCCGAACCGACACACAGACAGTGCGCACATTCAGCGGGCGCTCGATTCAGCCTACGGCAGGCAGGCGGAAAGCATCCGCAGGCAACTTGTGCAGGCGATCGCGCGTGGCGTGCTTCGCCGGGAAGACGTTTTTGGGAGGTAATTATGGCAAACACCATCGCAATCACCGCAGATACCAGTGGCTTTGTTTCTGGCGTGCAACGCGCAGACAACGCGATGCGCGGGCTGGGCAGGGGCATTCAAGCGGCTACAGCACCGGGCATGTTTGACGGGCTTGCTGGCGGGTTCCAGAAGCTCCTGGGGGGCGTCGGCATCATGGCAACACTCGCCGCGGCAGCTCGTGGCTTTTACAGTGCGATGGAAGCCGGCGGCGCGCTGGTGGATTTGTCGGGGCAAACTGGTATTGCCGTGGACAAACTCATGGTGCTGCAAACGGCGTTCGACCAAGCCGGCATGAGCGCCAGCGATGTTCAACCGGTGGTTGCGAAGTTGCAAAAAAGCATCACCGAGGCTGCCACCGGCAACGACGCCGCCATTGCAAAATTTAAAACGCTGGGCATTTCCATTAAGGACATCCAAGGGCTTTCTGCCGACCAGCAACTATCCGCGGTTGGAGAGGCGATTTCCAAAATCCAGAACCCGGCGCAGCGTGCTGCAATGTCCATGGAGGTTTTCGGAAAAAGCGGCGCAAAGCTGCTGTCGGTTTTCTCTGCGGGCGGGCTGGAGGACGTGCAGGAAAACCTTGGCAACCAAGCTGCGTTGATGGCGGAAAACGCTGGCTTGTTCGACCGCGCGACGGACGTGCTCGGGACCGCTGGCAGCAAAATGCAGGGGCTTTTTGTCGGTATGGCTGCCGCGGTGGTGCCGCAGATTATTCAGGTGGTGGACAGCCTCAACTCCATCGACTTGACTGGCATCGGGAAAGCGTTTGGCGATGCAATTTCATTCTGGATCAACTATTTCAAAAATTTTGGCACTGAAGGAAAGTTGGTTTACAACACGCTTAAGCTCGCTTTCATGGATGCGATAAACTCGCTCAGTGACTCGCTGCAAACGGTTTGGGCGCAATCCTACACCGGACTAAAGCTGGCTTTTGCAAACGCAATAAATTTCCTTGCCACCGAGATGGCGGTTTTGTTTGCAACGACGGCGGCAAAGACGAAAGCACTTTTCACCGCGCAAAACCCGGAAGCCGCAGCCAAAAAAGCAGAGGGGGAAGTCCGGGCAAAGGGCGAGTTGATTGATACAGCCAAACTCAAAAAAGATTTTGAGATGGCAAAGTTTAAGGTGCCCGCTCCGCTTTTTGACACCACGCAAACGGTGGCGGAGATTGAGCGGGACCAAGCAAAAATTGCAGAAAGCACGCAGAAAACCGCAGCCGCAGCGCGTGAAAAATACGCAACGCCAGCGCCGCCGCCACCGGGGGCAGCCTTTATCCCGAAAATTGAGGAAAAACCGATTGGCTCCATCGTTTCCAGCATGGCGAAAATAGGAGGCGACGTTGGAGGCCCGCAAAACGCTGGCGTGGATCTGGCTCGGCAACAGCTTATCGCGCAGCAAAAAACCGCGGACAACACTGCCAAAATGCTGGACAAAATTGGAAAGCTGCAACCAGCCACATCCTCAAGCATGGGAACCGTTTACCAATGAAGACTCTGACAAAAATCGAAACAGGCAAAGACGCTCGTGGAAACAAATACCAGACGAGCGTCTTTAGGGACTTTTCCGAAATGGAGCCCAACAACAACGTCACAAGCTGGACTCTCACTCGGGAGGACGGCGTTTACACGTTGGTGGAAACCGTCACGGAACAAATCCCCGAACCCGGCGGTGGCGCAACTCAATATCCAGACATTTGGAGCCTCGACATCTCAACGGTAAGCGAACCGCTTGAGACCAACCCTTACTTCCGGGATGGGATGAGCGCTGCCGAAATGGCAAACTGGATGAAATGGAAGCAAGGCCGAGAGGATGCGGTGGACCCAAAAAAATCATCAAACTCCGTAGTCCAAAACCTTTACGCAAGGTTTAGCAGAGGAGAAACGGACTACCTCTCGCCCAGAATTGTTTTGAAGCACCAAAAGGTTTACACGGTGCCGCCATCCTTGGTTGGCGTCGGGCGCGCGTTCAACGATGTCCAAGGCAACCCGTTTAGCTTTAGCAGCCAGGTGAATTTTTTGCTGACTGGAGCAACTGCGTTGCAGGAGGGCGGGACGTATCGAGTGACACTTGAATGGCTCACGTCAAAACCCGGAAAGTGGGACCAGCTCGTTTACGGAGGATGAACCTACCAGACCCAAAAACTGGAAATCCGATTCTGGCGGAGGATCTCCAGCGAATAAACGCCGCCATCAAACAGATCAGGCTGCGCCCTGGACCCGGCTACTCTTTGCGAGAAACCAACGGCGGTGTCACAATCGCTTTGCCGCCTTCAATTATTGGCGGCGGAGGTGGCACCGCACTTCCGTGCCCGTTTCGAGTCACTGACGTGAGCGACAACAACGGGATGAAAGTTGAAATTGCTTGGGGGCTTATTTGGAACCAGCTTCCGCTTGGGATGTTTCCAGACAACAACCCGCCACTCAGGATGAATTTAATGTCATCAAGTTTTGTCTACAGCAAAATTGAGTTTAACAAAAACACCTTGTTGCCAGTTGGCGTTAGCTTTTCAATCGAAACGGAACTTAGGCAAAACACAGACGCAATTCAATACAACCTCATCGCAGTTGTTACAGTTGATGGACGAGGCGATGATGTGAAAATCTCAAAGATTGAAAACATCTGCCGCCAACCATTTCCAAGTCCGTGCTCGCTTGCGCCGGCTACTGCATAAATGAGCCTCAACGATTTCAAAAAAAGGCCGCGGCTGACGATTGAAATAACTTTTGAGTGCAGTGGTGCTTTCAATCCTTTTGCCGGCGCCGGCACTATGAACTGGGAGTTGACTGGAAGCGTTAGTGGCAGCACGGGAACTTCAAACGCAACAGAACAGCAAATCACCTGCCAAACTGGGATTGGTGATGATACTGTTTTTGGGTTTTTTGATATTTACCCAAGCAGCACTGGAAACAGCTCAGGCAGTGTAGACACTGGAATTTTGCCTTTTCAATATAAAGATGATCTTTGGGTAAATCAAAAATCATGGAAGGTCAACACAGATCCAGTTTTGAGTCAATTTGGAAAAGTTAATAATGAACCACCGCCAAAAGGCGCGTTTTATGTTGTCGCATTACCAGACACCCCAAACGCAAACCCTGATGATCCGATTGTCATAGACCCACCAATTGACAATTTGAGCCGGGTTTACCCCGGCGATATTGTTGCCATTGATAGGGTTTTTGGAACTGGTCGCTGGTACGTTTACCCGCAGCGGCGGCTACCAGACCCCAGCAAAACATTTTTTTGGGATCCTAATGAAGATCCAGTTCTTGAATCTGGAGGAATAGTGGACGGCGTGCTGGCAAAGCCGGGGACAATAATGATTCCAACAAAAAGCATTTATATCAAAGGCGAATTTGGACAAACAAAATTGGCCGGATATTACCATCAGAATGTTGGAATAATTTTTGACGGGCAGGCATGGAACTATTATGTGGGGCACATAGTTGCAGACACAGGGCCAGACAAAGACAAAGCAATTTGGCCTGAAGCAAATTATGTTTCGGATCAAGACTATGAATACATTCTTGAGCGAGACCACAGAAAAAAGTTTCTTGTTTACACAAACACGCAAGCAACAACAAACGTGCTTTCTTTTAAAATAACTCAAGATTCAACAACTACAAGCCATGACGGTTTTTTTAGTTTTGGCAAGCGATTCAACGTAAATGATAACTTGCAAGGCGCATTAGTTTTTTATGACCACAACGACTCTTATAGTTACAACTATAAAGAAAAACTTAAATGGTTTGAAAGAAACCGAATAGTACAAATAGATAGTGCTGCCGGACTGGTTTATGTGACTATGAACGCGGGTGAACCTCTTCAATCTTTTGTGGTTGGCTTGCGGCATTTTGCTGACGGCAATGTTACCGAGTGGGAAGAAACCAGCGTGAACGACGAAGGCGAAGAGGTGAAAAATTACTACAAACTTAGCGTGAGCATCTCAACCACACTTGCCTGATGATCGCCGCGTGGATTGTTGACAAACGCGCTGCCATCTGCGCGAAATGCGACCGAGTGCAAAACTGCGGTGCCCGTTTCGGCATCGCAAATGCGGCGCCGTTGTGCCCGCTAAAACTGCTCCCGACTGAGCAGGAGGAGATCCAAGCAAGGGCGTGGCCCGAGGGCGCGCAACCCGTTTCCGGGTGCTGCGACAGCGCGCGAAATTACTTGTCCGGGAGCGCTTGGGTATAATGGTCGCCGTCCAAACTTCATCCACGATCCAGCGCGGCACCGACTGGGATTTTTCGTTCCAGCTTCAGCAGGACGGGCCGTGCTCTCCCTACGCCGACCTCACGAACTGGTTTGTGGCGGTGACGCTTAAAACCGCGGCGGGCGCCTCGCTGACCACGCCGAGCATCGTCCGCAACACACCGGACGTGGTTTCGCTGCGGCTCACCAACACCCAAACCGCGGCGCTCTCAGCGCAGATCGGCGCGCAGCTCGTGGTAAACGTGCAGCGACCCGACGGTTGGGACATCCGCCTTATCGAGGCCCGCACCACTATCTCCTAACCATGAGTTGTAATTCAAACTGCGGGCCTTTGGTTGTCACGCTCCTCACCGGTGCGCCGGGGACTCCTGGGCCAACCGGACCAACCGGGCCAACGGGACCGCAAGGCCCGCAGGGGCCGCCCGGAACATTCGGCACCGTCACGGGGGATCTCTCGGTGGCAACTGTTGGCAACAACAGCGTCGCCACCGTCACCGGCATCCGCGGCAAAACCGTTTCCGCAACCGCTCCGACCGCGGGGCAAGTTTTTGAGTTTTCTGGCACCGAGTGGGTGCCGGTCAACTTCACTGCAGGCACTTACTAAACCACGACAATGGCATTCCCGATCATCCCCATTCGCAATTCCATCGCGACCTCGCAAGTCGCGCCTCTCGCCGGCTCTTTGCAGCTTGCCGAACTGGCCGTCAACACGGCGACGGGCAAGCTCTACATGAAAGCTAACTCCGGTGTGGTGGAGATCGGCGGCACCGCAAACGCGCTGACGACCAACGACCTCTCCCGGCTTGCTGTGGCGGACAAAATCCCGCAGCTCACCGGGGCGGGGCTCATCTCCAGCTATCAGATCAGCGGGCTCACCACGGGGCAGATTGCGGCGCTCACGACCACCGCGGTGGCCGGGTTGATTCCGCAACTTGGTGCGGATGGCAAAATCCCCAGCGCGCTGCTGCCGGCGTCGTCCGTTGGCTCGCTCACTTACAAGGGAGCTTGGGCCGTCAACACCTCGCCGGTGATTGCATCCGGTGGCGTTGTAGGGGCCGGCACCGCATCAAAGGGCGATTACTACGTTGCCAGCAACACCGCGACACTTTCGCCGGCAATTGACGGGCAGACGCAGGTGCTGGCCGGCGACATTATTGCGTTTAACGGCACGACCTGGGATTTCATCGACGGCGCCAAAAACGAAGTGATCTCCGTCAACAACCAGACGGCGATTGCGGGCAACATTACGCTGACGCCGGCAAACATCGGCGCCGTGAGCACAGCACAGCTCACGCAACTCGCCACCGCTGGCGGGGTGCCGCAGCTAACCTCCGCGGGCGCCATCAGCACCGCGCAACTCCCGATCGCGACGACCGCGCAGATCGGGGTTCTCAGCGTGGATCCGATCAGCAGCAACGGGTTTACCGTTTCGGGCGCCGGCGCCGCAAAAATCATCCCCGGCACATCCACCGTGGTGGGCGGCATCAAATCATCCGCATCCATCGAAATCGCCGTGGACGGCACCGCCACAGTTGCATCCGCGGGCACTTACTAGTTTATGGCATTCCCGATTATTCCAAAACGCAGGAGCGGGGCGTCGGGCAACCCGACCTCGCTGAACCTTGGCGAACTCGCCGTCAACACTTTCAGTGGGAAACTGTATCTCGGCGCTGATGGTGGAGTGACTGAGATCGGGATTCCGGTGGCCGCTGGGACAACCGTCACCGAGCACACCGCCAACGGGACCAGCACGGCGTTTACCTTTGCGGGGTACAACGGCAACGCGGACGGTGGCTACATCGTGAGCGTGGGCGGGATCGACCAACCTCCGAGCACCTATTCGATCAGCAACACCGCGGGCGGCACCATTACGTTTGTGGAGGCTCCCGTGGCGGGTGAGCTAATCAGCATCCGCGCGCTGGTGGCCGGATCTGGCGGGGGGTTCGGAAGCGTTGGTGGAAGTCCAAACAGCACAACCACTCCAGTTGCGTGGCAAACTTTTAATGTTGGGAGTGAACTATACTACATCCCTTTGTATCAGTAATTTATGCCACTCAACTCTCCAATCATTACCGGCGACGTGTCCGGCGGGCTCCACTCGACAAGCGTGGACAAACTTAAAGGGCAGCCGGTGGCAGCCACCACGCCGACCAGCGGGCAGGTGCTCACGTGGAACGGCACGCAGTGGGCGCCAGCGGCATCCACGGGCGGCGGTGGTGGCGGCGCGAACGGGCTGACGTACTATCTCAACCAGGGCACGAACGCGGACGCGCCGACGACCAACCTGCCCGGGACACCGAAGCAGCTCGGGCGCAGTGCTGACGCAGCGCAGACGACCGCAGCGAGCGGCACGCTGACGCCGACCACGTGGACGCAGTTTGCCGGTTTTATTTCCGAGGCGAGTCCGCAGGACCCGGGCACCACCGACATCCCGGCGGGCCTGTGGGACTTCAACGTGTGGTTGCTGGGGGTGGCTGACAATAATCACAGCAATAGCGTGCGGGCCAAAGTTTTTAAGTACGATGGCAGTGCCGCGCCTACGCTGCTGGCGACCTCTGCCGCGGTGACCATCGGCACGACCTCCGCGCTTGTGGGGCTGACGGTGCTCGTGCCGGAAACCGCGATGCTTGTCACCGACCGCATCTTTGTGACGCTGGAGGCGTACGCGACGGGCAACAACCACAGTGTCACCGGGCAGTTTGGCGGCAACACGCCGTCGCACGTTCACACGTCGCTGCCGCTTGTGGCCGGCACGGGTTTGTGGAAAAACGTAGCGGGCGTGCTGCAGTCGCCGGCGTCGCTGCTGGTGGATGCCGACGTGGCAAGCGGGGCGGCGATCGCGTCCAGTAAATTGGCAACGGTGCAGGTGGCTCAAGGCGGGACTGGTGCAACTACGCTTACCGGGGTGCTCAAGGGCAACGGCACGGGCGCAGTGACGGCATCGGCGCAACTTGCCATTGCTGACGGAGGAACGGGCGCAGACAACGCTGGAGACGCGACAAAAGCGCTAGGGGGCATTCAGACCGCTCAGATTCGGCATGCATCGAATTTGGTTTTGGCGACCGCTGGCACCATCACTGGGGGCGTTTGGACCATTAATTCTCCGGTGATTACATTTACCAGCACCACGGTGACGCTCGTGCCCGGCATGAGTTTGTCCGCCGGCGTTGTCACCGGCGTCATTCGGACTGTGGATTCTCCGACTCAGGTGACGATGACGCTTAACGCGGGGGCGTCCGGTTCTGGGCCAATCACCGTTTTTAACGCGAGTCTCACCACTTTGGTTTCCAGCTCCGTGGTGGTGATGGATAACCGCACGATGCAGGTTGACGACATCTTTATTCTCTCTGGACAAACTGCAACCGCACAGAACGGGCCGTGGCGCATTGACTCGATTGGAACTGGGTTTAATTGCAGTCGTCCATCTTGGTTTACTGGATCTTTAATCGGGCCAGTTTTCGCGATGATTCAGTACGGGACCAACGGAACTGGTTCTGTGGTGGGCATTCAGACATCAAACCTACTGCTTTCTGGAAGCATCACCGTTGGGATCGACGCGTTGGTTTCGGTGATTTCTTTGCCTGCTAGAGCACCAACCGCATCGACCAGCAGCAACACGTTTACGGGACCGCAAACATTCCGCGCAGGCGGAACCGCCGCAAGCCAAGCCGCTGCCTATTTTCAAGCGGGGTCGCTTATGACCACTCCACAGGCTCATGCAGTTGAGTGGGATGGCACTTTTGAGTATTTAACTTCTACTGCTGTTTTTAACGCAACCATCACTGACACAACGCTTACTGTTTCCTCCGTTTCAAGTGGCGTTATTATGATCGGGGCCTTAGTTAGCGGGGCTGGCATCACGATACCCGTACTCATCACGGCTGCAGGCACCGGAACAGGAGGCACGGGCACGTACACTATTTCAGCTTCTCAAACGGTGGCAACGTCAACAACCATGACCGCCGCTCTTCGTGCCACCAACACGGTAATGGTGCCGGTTCCATTGAGTATTTCCGCAATCGGCAGGCGGGGACAAATAGCGGTTGACTCCACCGGGCTTTACATATGCATCGCCAACAACGCGTGGCGGCGGGCGACTCTGGCGACATTCTGATGAGCTTCATCTCCAAACTCTTGCCGACGATCGGCACCCTGCTCGGTGGCCCGTTGGGGGCTGCCGCGTTGGACGCTGCCGGCAAGGCGCTCGGGATCAGCGACGCCGCCGCGGTGGAGAAAACGCTCACCGGAGGCAACCTCACCACGGACCAGATTGCAGCGCTGCAGGTCGCGGACGTGCAGCTCAAGACGCGGATGGCGGAGCTCGGGATTGACGCGGAGAAGCTTGCCGCGGAGGACCGAGCCAACGCGCGCACCATGCAAACCGCAACGGGATCTTGGGTGCCGCCCGTGCTGGCGTGCGTCGTCACCGGCGGGTTTTTTGCGATCCTGATTGGGCTGCTCACGGGCGATCTGAAGCTGTGGGAGTCCACCACTCTGAGTCTGCTCATTGGCTCGCTTTCGACGGCGTTTTCCGCGGTGTTGGCGTTTTACTACGGGGCGTCGTTCAAGCCTCCCGCAAAATGATCGACGAGCTCAAACATGCCGGAATCGACCTCGGGCTGGCGATGGCGGGCTTTGCCGGCTCCGTGCTGATGTCATCCAAGGAAGCCGGGCGCAACCTGCCGCGAACGCTGGCAAGCCTGCTTGGGGGCGCCGCGTCGGCGAACTACGTCACGCCGCTGATCCTAAAGCTCGCGCGGCTTGACGGGGAACCTCAATACGCGTACGCAGCGGCATTTCTGCTTGGGTTCTGTGGGCTCCGCGCGGTGGAAACAATCAGCGCAAAATTTATTACCGATGACAGCAGCAACCGCAATAAACGCAGCCGCTAACGGCGTGCTGGCAGTGTCCGCACTGCACCTTGTGTTCCGCGTTTTCGGACATCCTGAAAGCGCGATCTGGCGCAGGCCGTGGGCCGCGGTGCTTTGCAAAACCGCCACCACGGTGACAGTCTGCGGCGCGACCTGGAACCTGCTCACGCTCTCCAGTCCGGCAGCCTCCGAGGTGATGCTCAACATCGGCATCGCACTGAATTTCCTTTGGATCTCTTTCTTTTATGACCGTCCTACCCGTACCAAACATCCCAGCGCATCAGGCAAAATACCTGGGCGCAACACCACCCGCGGGGCTGCAAATCCTCGCAAACGTAAAGCGCGTCCTGCCGCCGGCAGGAACTGATGGGAATGGGCTTCCGCCCGACCGCATTTCACCGTATTCTGGGATCTATGACGCCACCGGACGACTGCCGCGGGTGCCAGGACCCGGAACCACTTTTCTCGCAAATGCCTAGCCGCCAATTGTTCGACCTCGCCACCGTCAATCTCGCCAACGTGGGCGCGCTGGCGTTGTCACTCAGCGAGGCTGAACAGTGGATCCGCGTCGCCGGCTGCCTGCTGGCCGCGGTGTTCACGGCGCTTAAAATCGTGGAAACCATCCGCAGCCTCCGCAAATGAATCTCAGCACCAAAGGCATCGAGGCAATCATCCGCTGGGAAACTGGCGGAGAATCCTACTACGACCCCAACCCGGAGTGGCCGGGTGGCGAGTCCGGCATCACCATCGGCGTGGGCTGGGACCTCGGGCACACTCACGCCGGCGAGACCACGCGGGCGTGGCGGGGCCGGATCAACGACGCTGCGCTGGCGTTGCTGGTATCAGTGAGCACCCACAAAGGCAAAGCCGCGCAGGAGCGGTTGCCGCACGTCCGGCATCTCGGGATCCCCTGGGCCGCCGCGCTGGCGGTGTTCCAAGAGGTGACAATTCCGACGTGGTACCTGCGGACGCTTCGCATTTACCCGCAGGTGGAAAGCCTGCCTGGCGATTGCGCCGCGGCGCTGGTTTCGCTCGTGTTTAACCGCGGGCCGTCACTCACCGGCGAGCGTCGCTCTGAGATGGCGCGGATTCAGGAATTGCTGCGCGCTGGCGACCACGCCGGCATTCCGGCGCAGCTCCGGGCGATGACGCGGCTCTGGCCGGCGGTGAAGGGGCTCCGGCGCCGCCGCGAGGAAGAGGCCGACCTTTTTGAGGCCGGACTCGTCCCGGCGGGTGACTAGGCTCCGTGCGTGCTGGCGCACTCAGCGGCGCGCGCTTCGACTTCCCGCCAAGCGGCGAGGGCTGCTGCGCGTTTGGACTCCAGACTGGTGCGGATCTCGGCGATCTGAGCCTCGATCCGGCTGGCGGCGAGGCTGAACGCGTGTTCGGCCTTGAGGGCCGCGGACATCGCTTTTTTCATCGCGGCGACGTGCGGCGCGGCGGTTTTGGTGGTGCGGGGCTTGCGTGTTTTAGTCGTTGGGATAATAGTTTCCATGCGCTCTGAGAGGTACACGATATTTCGGCGCGCGACAAGGATTGCCGAATGGTACGCAGGGAGAACCTGCGGCGGGTCTGACTAACCTTCTGAAACAAAGGCACTTCTATCGAGAGCTTTACAACCAAGCTTGGTTTGCTAGGCTGATTGCATGACAAAAAAAGAGTTGCGCCGCATTACGCTGGCGCTCAAAACCGCTTCCGAGCTTACCGCGGAACACGTTAAGGCAACCCGGCTGCTCGTAATCGCCGAAGTGGACGGGCATTTTTTCTGTACCGGCACACCGAAATCCGGGCCGCTCGTTTTCAGCGTGGCGGCGAAAACCGCGGAACTGTTTTTGGAGAAGATCGCAGAGAATAAACATGAGTGACCCTGTAAACCATCCGCAGCATTACACGTCCCACCCGTCGGGCGTGGAGTGCATCCAGATCACGCAGCACCTAAATTTCTGCATCGGCAACGCCGTGAAATACCTCTGGCGCGCAGGGCTTAAGGGAGAAGCCGTGGAGGACCTCAAAAAAGCCGCGTGGTATATCAACTGCGAAATCAACCGTTTACAGCAAAATGAACACTGAAAAAACGATCCGCGACCACTGCCGGGAAATCGGGAAACTCGGAGGCGCAGCAAAATCCGCAAAAAAAGCCGAAGCCGCGCGCCAGAACGCCTCCAAGCCGCGTCCTAAAGCGCGGGAACTCAACGCTTTAAAGCGGGCGAAAAAAATCTGAAAATAAACCTAGCCAAGCGTGTTTGGTTGGCTATACTGAGCGCCATGACAACGAAAACCGCACTGAACGACGACACAGAAACCTACGAAGAAATGGAAGACCGGCTGGCTCTCGAAGCCGAATATGCCGCCGAGGAATTGGCAGAAGAAGTCCGCAAAGGGCGCGCATCTTTTGATTTCTAGGCCGAAACGCCTTCGGGCGTCTGCGCGGTGATGCCGCCACTGACGAGGCCGTCAGAGACAAACCAACCAATGAACCAACAATGAGCACCAGTCACTATTCCAAACCTTACCGCTCGGCGCCCAACACGCGGCGCTGGACCGCCGCCAAACTCGGCACGCTCGGTGCGCTTTTCCTGATCGACCTGCTGGCGTGCATCGGCGCCGCCAACCTGGCCGAGGCGCTTATCTTCGCGGGCCTGATGTTCATCAACCTCTGGGCAATTTCCTACACGCGATGAACGGCACGATGAACGGCAAACCGGTGTGGAGCCGACCGGCGCGCACCAAGGAATTTGCGTTTCCCGAGGAACCACAGGCGGAGGAAACCTTGGTGCTCTCGGAGGCGAAAGCGCTGGTGCAACGCGCCATTAAGGCCGGGCTTATCAAACAGCCGAAGCCGGCGCCGGAACCGCGTGAAAACGCCGGCGTGCGCTCGGTGACGCAGACGTGCCGGACGTGCGGGGTGAAATTTACCCGGCACGTGAGCATCATCCGCGACCGGTGCGTGAGTTGCCGGCTGGATCCGGCAGCCTGCACGGGGTGCGGGAAAACATTCCAGCCAATAGTGAGGAAACAAAAATGCTGCTCGGACGCGTGCCGGACCACGGTGCTCAAGCGCAACGGCATGTTTTTTGCGAAACCGAAAGTCACCATCAACTGCGACGGCTGCGGGCAGGCGTTTGAGAAAACACCCGGCAACCCGCGCCGGAATTGCTCCCGCGCTTGCGGGTTTGCAAGCATGGCAGCCAAAAACAAAACCAAGAAAAAGAAATGAGACACTCATCACTTCCGAAGCTCGCCGCGTGCGGGCAATACGAATCCGCTGGAGGCACCAGCGACGCCGCAGCGCGCGGCAACAAACTGGACGAGGCGTTCCGGCACGCGTGGACGCACTCAGAATTCCCAGACTGGGAACTTTCCGAGGAGGACGCCGGCGCCGTGCGCTGGGCGCTTAACGAATGCCTTCGACTCGGTGGCGCCCGCGACGGGCTGACGACCGCGGAAACCGACTGCCGTAGCAAATGCTCCCTGATGGAGCACGTGGGCACCGCCGACGGCGTCGCCGCCCGCGGGAAGTGGCACGTGGATCTGAAATCAGGCCAGATTTACGATTACGAAGCGCAGATGGCAGCGTACGCGCTTGGGTTCATGGAAGAAAATTTCGAGGTGGAGTGGACCGCGCACCTGCTGTTTTGCGACCAGCGCAAGGTGGTCACGCATCATTTCACGTACGACTCGGCGAAGGCGATTGTGGCCGGCGTGCTGCGGAACATCGGCACGCCACCGCGGGAAAATGAATACTGCGGCTGGTGCGCAAAATCGCTGACGTGCTCGGCGCGGGTGGCGTCCTACACCGGGGCGCTGGCGGTTAAAAACGACGGTTTCCTCACGCTTCTGGAGGACCCCGAGCGACTCGGGAAATTTCTCGCCGCGTGCAACACGCTGGACGACTTTCGCGACGCCGCGAAGGCCAAGGCCCGCGAACTGCTGGAAGCTGGGCAGGCCGTGCCTGGGTGGCGGCTGCAGAAACCGCGTGCCAGCGCGTACGTGGACGCCGAGCACATCGCCGCCGCGGTGGAGGCTGGCACCATCGGCGCCGGTGACGCGATCCGCGCCGGGGGCAGCATCAGCGGGAAAAAGGCCGAAGCGCTTTGGTCCGCCGCGGGGGCGGTGCTACCGGAGGAGATCGTGCAGCAGAAACTGGGGCAGGCGCCGCTTGTGGCGGGGAAATGATTATGACGACAAAAACCGAAATACTCATCGAAGCGACGCGGCAACTGGCGGAGTCGATTGACTCTATTGCCGGGGGCGCAGACAGCCCAGACGTCATTTGCGAGGAACTGGCTGCACTTCACTTTGAAGTGAAATGTGTGCAGGCCCTGAACCTCGAGGGCGCCATCGAGCAGGCCAGCAGGGATGCCGGCCAGTTAAAGGACTGGGTTGTCGCGCACAAAAAAGACAGAAAGCCGTGGCGCGTGACGATCAGCACAGAGCTGTTTTTCAGGCTGCTGCGTGACGGCATGGATGGCTTGAAGAAGCTGCCAAAGTAATCTGGGACGCCAGATCGGGAACGCCGCCAAGTGTCAAGAGGCGTGACTTGCCGAGGAGAGATCGGTCAGGGGCTGCGCATCTGTCCAACACGCAGACCAAACCAACAAACCAAACATTGATATGGATATTGAAAAAGTAGTAGCAGCGCTTGCTGAGTACGGCCGCGAGATGGCCGAATCTGATCCCACCGTTCAGGATCTTCGAGCTGAGATGGATCGGTTGAAGCAGGAACTGTCTGACTCAACCAGCCACTACAACGGGATCATCAACGATCTCGTCAAATTGCGGGACGAGGCCCTTGCTAAGGCGGATAGCCTGAAGACAGAGTTGGCTCAGGCCATTTCCGAGCGCACGCCGCACGACTACGGGCTGCTCGCGGGCCAGCGGGACGATTACCGAGAGAGGCTTGGTGTCGCAGCCAAGGAGGTTTTTGAATTAGAGGCAAAAGTGAAACTTTTGACCACAGAACGCGATGGTTACTTTGACGAAATGGAGCGAATGCAAAGGGGATGGGGCGCCGCAAACCAAGAGGTTTTGCGACTTGAGAACCACATTGAGGACTTAAAAAAGGCCGCCATCACAAATCTCACAGCCGCTGTTGCGCTTGTCCGCCCAGAACCTTCCCGCCTTGAGATTGCGGCGCAGCTCGTTGCCGGCAGGTTTTCCAACACAACGTATGTGACAAAAGTTAGTGGCGACTGGATCAAGTACGCACTCGATGGGGCAGACGCACTCATTGCGGCAGCGAAGGAGGAAAAACAACCATGAGCAAACTCATGAACTGGGATGAGAATCCCTTAAGACAAGAACTGGAAAAGGCCTACGCCATCACCGCGCGTTTAACCGACGAACGCGACCGCGCGCGCCGCGAAGTGGAGCGGCTCAAGGGAGAATTAAGAATGGTACAAGGGCGATTGGCGCAGGCCAATGGCTGGCAACAGTCATCCCGCCCCGACTGGGTGCGAAAGGATCCTGGGCGGTTGGAGATTGCGGTAATGTTCCTCAATGGCCCGATCTGCGAGGATGTAGAAATGGCTCTTCGCTGGGCTGACGAAATTATTGCTGCCGCCAACAAATAATTATGGGCCACCGCAATCAAGGCGTTATTGCTGACACATTTCGAGTCCGCTGCGGAACCAGAGTCGTGGATAAATTCCAAACCAAACAGCAAAAACTAGAGCAACGGGCAGCGAGAGCACAGCGAGACAAAGCGCTCCGCGACCGGTGCGCTGGGAAATAAATCAACAGGGGGCCGCGCATCCTACACGCGGAAAACCATAAAAACTACTATGTCAGAACATCAACTCATTCCGTTTCAGGAAATCCAAGCGATGGCGCTTGTCCTTGCCAAGGCCGGATCCTTCGGCTTCAAAACACCCGAACAGGCCGCCGCGCTCATGCTCGTCGCCCAGGCCGACGGGCTCCACCCGGCGAAAGCCGCGACCCACTACCACATAATCCAAGGCAAGCCAACGCTAACCGCGGACGCGATGCTGGCGCGCTTCCAGGCCGCCGGCGGGCGCGTTAAGTGGGAAACCTACGGCGACGACCAAGTCAGCGGCACGTTTACGCACGCCGCCGGAGGCAGCGTCACTATCACATGGACGATGGAAAGGGCGCGCAAAGCCGGCGTCGGCAACCTTGAAAAGTGGCCCGCCGCGATGTTTCGCGCACGCTGCATTTCCGAGGGCGTCCGAACCGTTTACCCCGGTGTGATTGTTGGGATGTACACACCCGAGGAGGTGAGCACGTTTCCCGAGCAAGTCACCGCGACTATCGAAGGACAGCCAACCACCATCGAATTGGAACGCACGCCGGAAGTGCCCGCCGTCATCACGAACGCGAAATCGCTGCCGGAGCTCGTGGAAGCGTTTCAATACGCCACCCGCGGTTGGGATCCGTCCACTGAGTACTACCAAGCGTGCAAAGCAGCCGCGACCGAAAGAAAAGCATCCCTATGAGCATCAAATACACACCCAAAGAATCACGCGGGCTTTTGCAGCCTGGCACCTACGTCGCGCGCGTAAAATCGGCAACGGAGGGCTATTCGATGAACGGCGACCAAATGGTGGAGATGGAGGTTTCCGTTGGGCCGAATTCGGAAATTCGGTTTACGGAAAAGCTCTACAACACAGATGCTGCCGCGTGGAAAATGACGCAGGTGCGGCACGCACTGGGGTTCTCCGACGAAATTGGAGCGGAGGTGGACTTTGAAGCCGCCGACCTCGTCGGGTGCTCCGGCGTTGTCAAAATCGGACTCGGGAAAAAAGTCACAAAAGGCAAACACGAGGGGAAGCAGTTCACCGAGATCCTAAGCTGGCTCCCGCGCGGAACCATCGCCGGAGGGCCGGAGGCCGAGCAACCAGCGGACGAAATTCCGATGGGCAGCATCCCGTTTTAATCGTTTACCGGGGGGCGCGCATCCGACCACGCGCACCAATGAATGAAGCTCAGAGATTACCAACAAAGCTGCATTGACGGGCTGCGCGCCGCGTTCACTGCCAAGCATCGCCGCGTGTTGCTCGTGGCACCAACGGGCGCAGGGAAAACGGTGATGTTCTCCCACCTGACCCAGCAGCTCATCTCCCGCGGAAACCGGGTGCTCCTGCTGGCTCACCGGGATTTCCTACTAGAGCAAATTTCCGGCACGCTGGCGCGGTTCGACATCCCGCACGGGTTCATCGCCGCCCGTCGCAAGCGCGAACTTTGCCATCTGGCGCAGGTCGCCGGCGTGCATACGCTCAAAAGCCGGATTCCGAAAATCGCGTGGAAACCAGACTGGATCATCTGTGATGAAGCGCACCACGCCACCGCCGGAAGCTGGGACGTGATCCTCAACGCGTACCCAGCGGCGCGCGTCGTGGGCGTCACCGCTACGCCGCAGCGACTCGACGGCAAAGGGCTTGGGGAGGTGTTTGACGAGATGGTGCTGGGGGCGCGCGTGCAGGACCTGATGGACCGTGGGTTTTTATCGCGGGTGCAGTACTACTCTCCCAAGACTGTTTCCACCGAGGGAATGCACACCCGGATGGGAGACTACGTGGCCGCGGAGATCGACCAGGCGGTAAACAATCGCGGCGTCACCGGGCACGCGGTGGACTGGTACAGGAAAGCCTGCGACGGGGCGCCGGCGATCGCGTTTTGCGCCAGCATCGCGCACGCCGAGAACGTGGCCGAGGGCTTCCGCGCGGCGGGT